GTCTTTTAAAAACGATCTGTTTTTAACGCATTTTTAATTGAAAAATGGAAAATGTAAATAACTCAGAAAGTCAGTCCCCACCAGATCCGGGGGGGCTACGGTCAAACGATCAAATCGAAAGTTTTACCGACAGCTTTGTAGATTACAAAGATGCATGGCTTGCAATGCAAGACATTGACGAGGACGAATTGTCTTCGTTTGCTGATGAGGAAATTTTCCTATCAGTTGACCTGGAGGAAGCTACCTACAGGATTCCTTTTGACATTCTCGACGAGAATATCAAACTCTGCGATCGAGTGATGGCAGATTTCAAACCTTGGTTAGTTTACCGAGATTTGTTCGCAACCCATGAAAGGGTTGTCGATATGACCGAATTGGTCAAGAAGGGCTATTGGCATGGCCCTTCAGAAGTCACCTCAACTCGAGGCAGCTTTATGGGCGACGGAATGTCGTTCATACACCTAACTTTAATGTTAGCAAGCCTCACATCGTGGGCTTTCAGAAAGTCCAAGAGACCTCTTGGGCAGTCAGTAGGAGATGATCTTTTCCTACTTAAAGCGCGTTTTAACGACGCGCTCCGTCTCTGCTGGCTTGCAGAGACTATTGGATGTAAATTTTCCAAATTGAATTCTCTATCCGAGGATTCACTCACTTTTTGTGAGAATTATTGCGTTGTCTGTTCAGACTACGACGATATAAAAGACGTGAAGTCTTTCTCAGATTCCTGTTTTGGGGATCTGTTATTCCTTGATATCATCAAGGGATCTGCTCTTGCCGGACAGGCAAAAGTAAAAGTAGAAGGTGCAGACCCTTTTATAGGTCATGCAACCCTACTTTCTAAGCAAGTGAAATGGCATCCACTTGCTTCAGTAAAGGCTAAAGCTAAAGCCTTTCTGTGGTCGAAAAATTATTCGGCCGCCATCAAACTGCAAAGTACGATGGCTTCTCTTCCCCAGAGTTTGGGGGGAGCAGATATTGCCGTCGGCATATCTATTGGATATCATGACGATATCTTTCAGGAGCATATGCTCCCTTGGTACGAAGCAATGCTTCGTCTACCTGAGAGAGATTTTCTCAGGTACTACCTCTTGCTCAGAGGTATTTACCAAAGCTCACCTAAGGGCTATGGATGGTTAAATGATTATGAAACCATTAGTGCGGTCACAAAAGACTGCGTACTTATCAATGCAAATCCGCTTGATAATGTGCTTCCGGATTGGATGCACAAGAAGACAGCTCGTGAAAAGCTATCTTTTATTTCGAAAGAACTTAATTTAATTTCTTTCCATGAGCTAGCTGGTCAGCTGGCTCGGCAAGAAGCTTTCTTGCGTATGTGGAATCTTGAAACACAAGAATCCTTTATGACATTCCTAGTTAAGGATGCCAAAACCCGAACCAGGAAGGTTTGGGCCCGGATCAAGAGCGATCTTGATCCAATTGACAAATGTCAATTTACAAGCCGATCGATGAATCAGCTTGAGTCTAGCTTTCAGGCTAGAACTTGGGGTTTGTTTGTCAATAAAGACGACCCCACTATCTTGAAAGTTTTTCAAGGTATGCCATCATTGTTCTTTGATGTTTAGTCTAATTAAGACTATAACTAACTACAAACCGTAGTTAGAGAACGCTCAAATCGAGCGCTCTTAAAACCCACTTTGGCAAATCGCCGTGAGTTTAAAACCAAATTGGTTTTAAAAAAGGATTCAAAAT